CTAACATATTCAAATAATTCCTTTTAAAACATTGGCGATTAGATTTTTCAACTTATAAGAATAGGATGAGGACGAGGATGAACAACCTTTTTTTGGAAAATAAAATAGGCTATAAATCATTCATTTTCCAACTTGGCAATCTTAAAGAGGAATATTTTAAGTAATATACAACCAGGTTCAATTTCATCAATACATAAAGGCTAACATATTCAAATAATTCCTTTTAAAACATTGGCGATTAGATTTTTGGCTTATAGGAGGAGGTTTAGGATGAACCATAAAATGTATTAATTAAAAAATTGATTTGCTATTATACTACTTGAACAATACTACAATTATATATTTATTATGGAATTCTATTCACTGCACATTGACACCGAGTTTGAATCAATGATAGATTCTAATGATAGAAAAATCGTTGATGCGTATGTAATGAAATATGAAATTATATTACAATCTTTTAAAGAAAAACATATAAATTTAAATAAAAGAGAAACCAAATTGTTTCAAAAAGAACACGAAAAGGAATATAGAAATAATTATAAAAATGTGGCAAACGGTTACCTAAAATCAAAAAATATTGTATTTGAAAATTCTATTATTAATATTACCAAATTATTGGATGAAGCAAAAGAAAAACAGGCAACACTTCCAGAAGTAATAAGTAATACTCATTTTGAATGTGAATGTGGTTCAAAAGTATTAATTACGAATAAAGCAAGACATTTGAAATCACCAGGACATTTAATTATGAAAACAAATGAATCTGCAATAGAAAAAGAAGTAGAAAAGACTTATAAATGTGAATGCGGATCAACCGTATTAATCTCTAATAAAGCAAGACATTTGAAATCACAAAGTCACAATGCTAAAAAAGAAGGTGATGAAAAAGAATCATCTAAAAAAGAGCCATATGCAAAAGATTACATTTGTGGTTGCGGCAAACGCGTCTTTAAATCCAATAAATTCAATCATAGCCATACCTCGTATCATATGGATTGGGTAAATCAATATATAATTGATACAGTTGAGACTGACTAGGTATCCAACTCTATCCACATAAAAAAACATGTAAATTATAGAATCCCCGAATCCCTAATCCGAAGAATAATCATATATCAAACATATCACGCACAAGACCCCTTTTTTTCTCTTGAATGTCTCTAATGTACATATCTAACGATTCACAATCATCAAACTTGTCCATAATAAACCGATACACTATAACCGGTTTCAATTGACCAATCCTATGACAACGCGCAATTGCCTGGTCTTCTACAGCAGGATTCCAATGCGGTCCTATGAAATAAATCTCATTAAATTTCTGCAAATTTAGTCCTTCGCACCCAGTCTGTATTTGAATGATTAATACATCATTTTCATCTACATCTGAAACTGCACATTTTCTTCGTCCATCCATAACGCCAACCGTCATTCCAGCATCCATTAAATGAATCATAATAACATCTATTTCTGCGTGAAAATGACAAAATATTATTTTTTGATTCCCATTCAGTTTGCGTTCAATAATGATTTGAATAACTCTATCTATTTTACTATTCTCTGTTTCAACAACAATAGAAGGCGTCGGTTCTACAGCAGCATCTGTAGCCAAAGAATCATACAACTCAGTCGTATCCACTATTTTAGGCATAATGCACACCTGTTTGGCTCGCAACATGGCTGGCAATATTTTTCCATCCTTTTTCTCTCTTATTTTCTGCCACGCGCGATGAAAGTGTGACCCTAATTTGTGTTCACGCGTCTCTGGTCGCCACTGAATCATTTCAACCGTTTCACTCAACTCCGGCATGGCTATTCCAACCTCTTTTTTTGTTCTTCTCAATATGAATTCATCAACACAGTCACATGGAATGCGTGCAATGATACACAAATTCTCCAAATCCTTCTCCGAATTTTGTATAGGCGTGCCAGTAATTAACCACCGAATGTCGCTTTTCAACGCAGCAGCCACCTGATGACACTGCGTATTTTTATTTCTCAAATGATGCGCTTCATCATATACAACTCTATTCCATTGTATATGATGCAACATATGACTGCTTACCAATGTGTGATATGTAGTGATAACAATGTATGTTTTACTGCTGGACCTGATGCCACCGCCACCGCCACAGCTATCGACCATAAAGGATACATCAGGTTTCACGGACCCGTGATATACAATCACCCGATATCCAGTTGTTTTTAGTATTTGTTGTTTCCATTGTTCAATTAAAATGAGAGGCACTACAATCAATGTTTTCGGCAACAAGTTAGATATAAACGTGCCAATCATCATAATTGTTTTACCCAACCCCATTTCATCCGCAATAATTCCTCCCCCTCCACCACAGTAACGTACCTCGCTGCATGATTCTTTTTCAATCATCCACTTTACTCCATCAAATTGATACTGCGAATAAGTGAGCCCCGAGTATTTTAAAAATTCGAGATAGTTTTGCATTTTTCGGTGTGTCTCCATTTCGTCGCGCAAAGCATTTCATTTTTTTTGATTTCACCTCGGGCTCGTGCATAAACCACAATTCAATTCACCACAATTTTTTTCTCTGAAGGCGTGTATTTAACGCCGTATTTGTCCCCAATATTGTATGAAAATTTATTCATTTTCAATTGAATTTCAGAAGGAATTAACACATCATTGTTTACTCGCAACAAAGGCACAAAACAATTGATTTTCGGGACAAACTGCGTATTCATAACAGCATACTGTTTTTCAACATCTGGATGTTTGACGCTTTGTTTCAATGCACTAATGAGTTGAACACAATCATTCGTATTGTCCAACATCATAGGTCGAAAGAGTGGATGTATATTTCTGATATCCTCCATTTTTTAAGTTGTGATAAGTTTTTTAATTCATTTTTTATTTCTGCGATTTCTGGGATTTCTGCTATTTCTGCGATTTCTGCGATTTCTGGGATTTCTGCGATTTCATACTTTTTTTAGTAAACAAAAAATTCACCACAAAACAAAAAAAATGAAATGCTTTTTTGAAACACACAAATCAGCACCTTAAAACAAATCAGAATCAAAATGTTTAACATCGCAAGCAACAACAACAATGAAATTCGCTCTCAACAAATTGATTTCAATTTGCTTCCCAAGAACTGTCCGAGTCTTTGCATTCCTCGTGTCTTTGCCAACATTGGCGAATCGCGAATTCGCAAGACTTTCGAGGACATTTGCATCGGTCGCATTGAAGGAATTGATATTATAAAAGGAAATCAAAATAGCAATCGTGTTGTAATCCATTTGTTATGGAACAATACACCTGACGCTCAGTTTGTCAGAAATCAGGTAATGACAGGTAAAGATGTGAAAATAATCTATGATAAACAATGGTTCTGGATGGTTTCTGCCTTTAGAAACCAGCCACCAAAACCAGCACCAGCACCTCTTTCTTATAAAACAGATGAATATGGCAGAGAGCTTCGGCCGCCCACTCATCGCCATCAACAAGAGCAGCCTTATCGCCATCAAGCGCAGCCACCGCTTCTTCGTTATGAAGAAGAGCAGCGTCATTCTCGTAATCAAGAGCATCCTCGTAATCAAGAGCAACCACGCAGAAAACAAGAACAAGAGCCTCTTACAGATGCATTTGGAAGAAATGTTAGAAGAAGACCACCACCGCCATCAACGCCGCGACCAACCACACCACCACCACCAACAAGAACAATAACAAGAAAGCCAATAGATTGCAAGAAATCATGGGCCTCCGAATCCGACGACGAAGACGAAGATGATGATGAAGACTACAATGAAAAAGAATTGCAGAGAATTAAAAGACAGATTGAAGAAGAAACTACCGCCACCGCCAAGTTTATTCCAGAGTCGCCGACATCAACGCCTCCAAGTCTGAGACGCAAGCAGATGCTACCAAAGCAAGAGCAAGAGCAAGAGCAAGAGCAAGAGCAAGAGCAAGAGCAAGAGCAAGAGCAAGAGCAAGAGCAAGAGCAAGAGCAAGAGCAAGAGCAAGAGCAAGAATCTTCGGACGAAGAAACCGAGGAGATCAAGAAACCGGCCACGACCTCATCCTACGATGTGGATAAACCAAGACAAGTAGATTTAGTTGAAATAAAATACAATGTAGTTCTTCCAGTGCAGAAAATTCGCACCACCAAAAAGAGTAATTCAGTAGTTTAGTAGTGTTTAGTTAGTTTAAAAAAATGTAGGACAATAAGAACACACAGTGACACAATAAAAAGTAGACTATAGCATGGGTTTATAAGCACTCCGCTTGGTGTATAATATCGCAAGCCTTGGGTTTTTTTTCACAAATACAACAAACCCCAAAAATAATCTGCGTATAGAATATGCATCTAAACAATTCGGATGTGAATAGTTATTTGGTTTTTACAGTAGTTGCGGTTGTTGCATTGTCTATATATTTTATCTCACAAAAGAGAGGTGGCCAACGAGGAGTTGCATCAGGTCTTGCAGACACGGTAACCTCGGTCGGATGGGTGGCTATTTTAGGAGGTCTAATAGTAGCGCTGGTTTTTATGTTTTTAGATCCGGCTTTAGTAGAATATGCAATTGCGCCTACAATATTGCTCGGCCTTGGTTTTTTCTTTTTATTATATGTAATTAAAAAGTAGGTCCATCCAGCCATTAATTCTTCAAGGGTTTAAATAAACTAGAAATATAGAAATATATATCATGTCCATCTCCGCATCCATGTCAACAAATGTCGAAACCCACATTACAACATTGACTTTATCCAGTCCAAATAAAATCTTATTGCAGTCCTTGTTTCCATTTGTAAAAGGTCTAACAATTCAAACCTCATCAAAAGCCAAATTTCACGCCATGTCAGTAATGCGATTTTCCGAATTCAAAAAAGAAAATACACTCACCATGAAAACAATAGAACACCTCATTGAGAATCTAACGAATCAATTGCAGTATCTTTCAAAAAAACACAATCATACTTTTTATCGCATAAATCCACAAGAAATATTTGTCATTGATTTCTCTCAATTTCTCTATATTTCATCAGACGATTTAATGCCTTTAACAGAATCAAACGAAATAATATTTACAAGGCCATTTTGTAAAGATTATTATATTTCTCCAGAGATAAAAGAGATTGCAATTCTCCCTTCAAAAATAAACGCAAAAACAATATATTATAGTTTAGGTTCATTCATCATTGATTTACTCTATACTTTTTTTTCAATCAAAGAGATAAAAGGCCTCAAAACAACAACAACAACAACAATAAAAACAATACCCACCCAAATAAAATATACCAAATTATATTGGTTTTTGCATAGAGCGACAATGTCGACACCTGAGGACAGACATTTATTATTTATTTAATGACCGGCGATAACCTCGCACCTCCAAGCCTCGCACATCCAAACCAAAGAAATATAATATTATTCTTTATTATATGTCCATTGTTGCGTTTAAAAAAAAATCAGTCATTCAATATGGCTCGGGAAGGTCAGGAAAACCTCCAGGCGGTTATTGGTTGCCACAAGGTCCATTTGGTAAAAACATGTTCTCTTTACAAGATACAAAAGGTCCAAATGGTTTTTCACTGCAAGGAGGGAGACGTAACGTGGGTTATGTTGGCCAAACCATGGAAATGTCACAAAATGGCACACCTTTTAGAGGCACTCAACCTTTAGGAAGCGGTGGTGTCTTTGGCACCTACCCATCACCACCACCAGTGTTTAATATAAATGAAGTGAATGTTTTGTCAACTCAATATCAATATATCAAACCATCCGTTTTATCAACACGCGGAATGCTACAAAAGAAATACAAATGGATTTACAACGGACAATATCCTAATTTTTGGGTTCAACCGAACTATGCTGGAACAACGCAATCAGACAGCAAAAGCCAAGGTATGTATGTTCACAATGTGACAACCTCCAACCTCTGTGTAACAGATGTAAACGCCGAAGATAAATATGTGGATTTTATCGTAGAAGGAGGACCCACCTTGTGTCATACATCTACAGCGAAATTTAAGTATAACAACATGGCTCAAAATGGTAAATACACGAAATTTTTAAAGCAACCACTTACAGCAAGCCAACAAACCGCGAGAATCCAACGCCCATGCGCCGACCCTATTGGTGCACAAAAACCATTTCCTTACGGAACAAATGGTTCGGCAATATGCAATCGCGGACCGCAATATATTTCTCCACCTGAATGGTATACACAGTCAAATCAAGGAATTCCTGCTTAACTTAAGCATTTAATTTTTTCAAAAATAAATGTTATGGTGAATTCTCCCTACACTTTTTATTATTTCAAACACCAAATATCCAAATATTAAAAATTGATTTGAAATAATAAACTATATTATTATTTACATAATTTGATGAGTGAACGAAAACCTAAAATACGGTATGATTTTAATTTATTAACCCAATATTGTGAAAAAAATGGTATTAAATTAACAAATGATTATAGTAAAGAAAAAGTTGTTAGAGATACTATTATAGTGGGGAAATGTTTAAAGTGTGATGAGATTTGTAGTAAAACTTTTAGATTATTTATATTGATAGGGTGTTTTTGTAAAATACATACATCTCAAAATGGTAAAGAAAAAATTAAACAAACTAATTTGGAAAAATTTGGGTGTGAACATCCAGCGCAAAATAAAGAAATAAAAGACAAAACTAAAGCAACTAATTTGGAAAAATTTGGATGTGAAAACCCATTGCAAAATAAAGAAGTGCAAGAAAAAACTAAAGCAACAAATTTAGAAAAATTTGGGTGTGAAAATCCATTGCAAAATAAAGAAATAAAAGAAAAAATTAAACAAACTAATTTGGAAAAATTTGGATGTGAACATCCAGCGCAAAATAAAGAAATAAAAGACAAAACTAAACAAACTAATTTGGAAAAATTTGGATGTGAACATCCAACGCAAAATAAAGAGGTGAGAGAAAAAACTAAAGCAACTAATTTGGAAAAATTTGGATGTGAAAACCCAGCGCAAAATAAAGAAGTTCAGGACAAAATGAAAGCAACTAATTTGGAAAAATTTGGGTGTGAACATCCATCACAATCACAAGAAATAAAAGACAAAAAAATAGAAACTTCTTTAATCCATTTTGGATGTGAACATCCATTGCAAAATAAAGAAATAAAAGAAAAAATTAAACAAACTAATTTGGAAAAATTTGGATGTGAACATCCAACGCAAAATAAAGAGGTGAGAGAAAAAACTAAATCAACAAATTTGGAAAAGTATGGATGTGAAAATCCAACGCAAAATAAAGAAATAAAAGACAAAACTAAAGCAACTAATTTGAAAAAATATGGATGTGAACATCCATCACAAAACGCAGAAGTATCTGCCAAATCATCTAAAAATGCGTATAAATCTTATGATTATACCTTTCCATCTGGAAGAGTAGAACGAATACAAGGATATGAAAAATATATGTTAAATGATTTATTGCAAAAAGAAAATATATTAGAAGACGATATTATAGTTGACAGAAGCGATGTTCCTTCTGTTTGGTATCAAGACACGAAAGGAAAAAAACACAGATACTTTGTTGATTGCTTTATAAAATCACAAAATAGATGCATTGAAGCAAAATCTACATGGACCGCAGAAAAAAAACAAGATTGTATTTATTTGAAGCAACAAGCGTTAAAAGATGCTGGTTATTTATGTGAAATTTGGATTTATGATAGTAAAGGACAAATTCATAATAAAGTAATGTAATATGTAAATCATCATCAAGACCACCAAAGCCACCTACCCTATACATGCATCCTATAAATAGATGTTGTTTCAGAACCAGACGAAGTTGCAGACGAAAACGACCCATCATCTGCTGTCGATACCTTGGCAAACCCGTCCTCCAACAAATTCAACAGGGGTTCTCTGCGATTCTTATCATTCACACCACAATCAACACATTTAAAACATCCAAAACCAAAACAGCCAAAACACCCAAAATAATCAAAACAAAGAGAATCAATCAAACGCGAATGCCGACAGCATATTTTTTCACATCCCCAAATAACAAGGCAGCCACAAAAAACTCCACCAATAGAACATATTATTATTATTTCATAAGGAGTCATAAATAATAATATAAATAAGTTTTTAACTTAATAACCATATAAAAGTATTCTAATAATAAGAAACAATGAGCGAATTTCTCTCTCCACAAATCCAACCACAAGACCAACTCTTACCAAATCATTCGCATATTATAGATAGATATACGCAACTCATGTATTTAAAAATATACGTGGATAATCCAGACCCCGAATTAAAACAAGTCTATTTGAATGCATCGCTTGCACATAATCAAAAATTGCATCATTTAGAACATATTGACGCAGGATTTGACCTTTTCTCTCCATACGAAGAATCCGATTTTGACTCTGGTGACTCCTGTATACACAAGTTAGATTTTGGAATAAAATGTTCCGCAAGATTGATTCGTGCAAACAATCAATGGTCAAATACGGGTTATTACATGTATCCTCGTTCTAGTTTATCCAAGACTAAATTTCGTTTGGCGAATTGTGTTGGAATTATTGATTCGGGATATAGAGGTAATTTAATAGGAATGTTTGACACATTGTATAGTGATCGCGAATCATATAATTTAAGTAAACATCAGCGATTGTTGCAAATCTGTGCGCCTTCCTTGTCGCCAATCTATGTGGAAATTGTAGATACAGTTGAAGACTTGGGCGAAAAAACCGAACGAGGAAGTGGCGGATTTGGTTCTACTGGAATATAGATACACTTATTCCTTGACCCCATTCCTTGACCCTTGAAGAATTAACAAATAACACAAATTGGTTTCGCCGATGTTTGTGTCGGCGTCTTAACTATAGCCTCCTCCGTTACAGCCTTCTCCGTTATAGCCTCCATGTCACGATTCATTTCAGGTTCAGGTTCTATTGCGATTCGTATTTCATCTAGTCGCCCATCCAGTCGCCCATCTTGAGCCTGCATTTCTCTCTGGCATCTGGCCTGCATTTCTTTCTCTAAATCAGTATCCGCGTCCACCTCGGATTCCACATCAGCCTGGACATCTTCGCAATCATAATCACTGCAAAACCCCGTATCTTCTTGTTCTACATCAATTAATCCAGGCATATCATCATCATCAGACGCATCATCCGCATATGTTTCAGTAAAAGAAGGTCCACAGTAATACGGGTGGCAATATTGATTCATATATTATATTATTTATATAATTTATGAATAATGCAACGACAATGACAATAATACTTTTACTTTTGCTAGTATTTTTATTATTTTTCCACATAGAAAGAGAAGGATTCTCTCAACCATGGTCTGACAAAACAATCCAGGATTTTCTCCTTTTTCAAAATACAATCAATCCAGGAATTGTATTTGATACAAGTCTCATTCAAGAACAAGCGTCAGAAGAATCCGCCAAAGAATTATTGCAAACCGGAAAATGGAGATGGTCATCCGAAGTAGAAGAATTATATATGGATGCTGTATCACAAAATCCATATATACGAACAAGTCCTGAAGATTCCGCAAACAATGCAAAAACAATTTACAATGAAAACGCCATCTTACAAATTCTTAATATGCAATCGCCACAAGGGCAATTTTTATTACATGGAGTAAAAATACCAGACGCCAATGTAGACGCCGTCGCCGCCTATGGCGTAAATTCGGGCTTGATATCAAATAAAAATACAGTGATTCGTTGTCAAATAAATCCAAAGACAAATATGCCGCAATTGTTAAAAAGTAGGTATATTGGAAACGATGGTATTTTTAATGCCCGGCAATATGAAAATACCTTTTTAGAGTCGGATTCACAAGAGTTGGACTTGGACCAACTTAGACAGTGGTGTGACTAGATGTGTTTGCTTTGATAATTTAAACCGGCATCATCATCGTCATCATTGTTAAAAAATCGTCGTCTTCCAACCGGTGCACTAATTTCACGCATAATTCCCAACAACGCCGGAGTAGAATATGGTGTGTCTACATTTTGAGATATTTCATATTCAACATCTAGTTCTGGAACGCTGTCTTGATCCGAGTCTTGGTCACCCCCCTGACCCAAAGCATCATACTGCTGTGTCTGTGTCGGACTCGTCTGCGGCACGCGTGTCCAAGCGCCGGCACCAACACTATCAACGCCAAAACAATCATTAATATGCTGTGTAATTTGTCTTGTCATAAATCTTTTTCCACAATCACGAGGTATCGCATTAAGAGAAGCGCCGCGCAGTTCCAATCCATTCCCGACATTATAACAACGCTGCGTCCCCTGCGATGTTTGACGAGCGTTTGAATAGAGAGAATTATACGATGTTCCAAACATTTTAAGCGTAACATACACATCATCCATCAACAATTTTATAAACGGTTTATCCCCCTCATCCATAAGACCAAGACCAACCTCTTTTAATTCATTGAAAAAATCCCGCAATTTCTTTTTTACATCATTCACACCATTCTCTCCATCCACATTTTTATAATCGTCAAAATGCCTGGCTAAAAACAACAATTGCTGAGTCCTTTGACGATATTTATATTTTGTAATAGATTCAGATTCGCCAACAGGTTCACATTTGTATTGAGTATAATAAAATGGGTTGCCACTGCATACATCTTCTACGAATCCACTTGAAGTAATAACAATCGGTTCTTGAAAGGAGACAATATGAAACACTTTTTCAGTTCCAAAAATAAGATTGCCAATATTCATTGTGTTTGTCCAAGCATTCGTTTTCCAATTATAAATCAATCCATTGACAAGAAACAAGTCCACATGTTTCAATGAAACCTGCAAAATATTATGAATGATTTCGCCATATACCAATCCCGAATTCTCCAAGACATCAATGAAATAATAATTATTCACACTGCTAGAAGGGTCATTTCCTCCACCCAATTCAGAGAGAACTCTTATATTATGGTCAATGCCAAATCCAATAAAAATATTCGTCGCATGTGGATTCAACAATGTCTTCAAATGTTTTTCACATGAGTTGCCCGAGGTAATGTCGCCATCAGTCATAAAAATATGATATTTATCTGGCAGTGCAGCCCCAGTCCCCTCCTCAGCCGAAGTCAACACGACAAAAGAGTCGGCGGCGTCAATCTGTGCGGACGCATTCATCAATGCGAGTTCAATATTTGTGCTATTTCTCGGATATATTTTTTTCAAGAGGTCAATCAAATCTGCGACATTTGCAGGCGAAACCAATACAGGTTTAATAATAGACGAAATCTTGTCATCAAATGCGTCCACTTGGACATAAATAAAAATATTCTCTTTTTCTGAGAAAAACCTCAACATATTTGTGAGAGTGTGAATAATATGTGCATTTTTCGTTCTTTTATCCTTGCATAAATCCGACATGGAACCAGAACAATCCACTGTAAATAAAAAGAACAATGTCTTGTGTAACTTTGGCGGGATATGCGTATTTATTTTGACAATGCCGAATTTCATTTCTCTCTTTTCGTCTAGAGGAAAAGAATATGCCAATTTATCTGCATCTGAATCATCTATTATTATCATAAGAGAAATAACGTCGGAATCGGAACATGAAACATCATCCGTCAATTCCAATCCTGTTTTTTTATCAATAAATGTCGACATTATGAATACAACTAATACATTATTGGGTTTAAATAGTTATTTTACTTTCACAAAATAACAATCACTGTCCATCGTGCCTCGTTCCTTGTGCCCATCCCTATTCAAAATGCTTATTGAGTTTATTATAAGCATGTAATTTGCATATTGTATGAGTGTCTTTATATTTAGGGTGTGTATTGCATCCGGTTGTTTTGGTGCAAACTTCTAAACAATCTCCCATTTTTTTCACCCATCTTATACACGATTCATTTACTGCTTTGATATAATTTTCCATTCTAGTATTGTGTATTGTTTTTGTAATATTTAAACCATTATTCGCTTCGCTGCGCACACGAAGAATTACATCAACAACGCCATTTTTTCTAAATAAGCATTGGTGGAATAATAATCATGAAATGTTGTTTTATATTGATACACACTGTTAGAAAGTGGAAGACTCACCCATATTTTTCCGTATTCCAATTTAATCTCAATAAATTCCGTTTCTCTTTCTTTCTTTGTGTATAATAAATGCCGGTATTCATTCAAGACTATCTCCCATTTTTTGTCTACAAATAAGTGATGAACCTTGTCAAAATTAATGTTTTCAGTAATAAAATTCATTGACTAAATAATAATAATTGATATCTTTAATAAATAATATAAAGTATTTTATTTTACTAAATACATGGAACAACAAAAACAGCCTCAGCCTCAACCGAATCAAGAGCAATCAACGCCAACGCCAACCGAAAAACTTGTAGATGTTAAAATCACCAATGAAAACGAGGCCTTTAATTTGATTATTTCATTCTTGTCATTGGCACAAAAACGAGGGGCGTTTGGATTTGATGAATCCGCGAAAATCTGGGAATGCATTAAAAAGTTTCAAAAGGCATAAAGACTAATAATATAATTACATATCAATGCAAAATTATATTATTAACACAAACACCAACACACGGTCAAAAGAATATCATTTTACTAAAATGCAAGACCAAACACCGACAATATCAGTGACCATTTCGCCGACAAAACAAATGAAAAAATTCATACAACGACTGAAAAACAATTACGATAGAAACACCAGAGACAATCATTTCATATTTCAAGACAATCTATATTTGAAATCATTTACAAATCAAGACGGACAACCCTTTCTAAAAATCAAAAATTTATATGGAGAAGCCAGACTAGATGTAAACATTGCAGTAAATTATGACCTACTAGATTCTTTTACGAATTAAAAATTAAACCGACGAAGCCTTTCCGTTTAAAGACCGAAATCATTTAATCGCAATAGTAATAAGAAGACTGATAATAATGCCGATAATAATGCTAACAAGATTTAGTTTATACACATTCATTTATATATTATCGAAATATAAATGAATCAAATCAAAACAACTCGAGATGGGACTTGAACCCACAATCTTCAGATTAGAAGTCTGACGCGTTATCCAATTACGCTACACGAGCAGTTGTAGGTAGAATCCGAATCCATCTACACATTTCCTAAATATTATTTCCTAAATAAACAAACGAGCCCTAAATAAACAAATGAAAACGAGAGAAAGATATTTATTTATTACGCTTTGTCTTAGAATCGAACTAAGGACCTTTCGATTAACAGTCGAATGCTCTACCAACTGAGCCAACAAAGCATTTTAGCAGATGGTTGTTTCGATCAACCGATTTTCAGTTTATGAGACTGACGACATCCCGCTTGTCTAATCTGCTTTTTAGGGTAAAACGACCAAACTTCGAGAATAGCAATTGTGCTTCCTCTTAATTATGTCATTCTACATATTATACAAATATAATTTCTTTAAATACTTTTTTTCTAAATCCTAAATCCTAAATCCTAAGCCGCGCCAAAACTCACCGAGTCCATAGTTGTTTTCACACAAAAGAGGCGATGTAATGCGATACCGAGTAGAAAAAGTGTAATTAAAATGACTAGAAATCTCTTGGGAAACGCAAAAGAAATGAGCCATGCCCCCACAATTGTCATGATGACATCGGCGATAGCAACATTAAAGATGCGATAAGAATGAATGCCTTGTCCAGGAATCCCTAACGCGTTTTTATATTTACACAAATCATTGCCAAACAATTTCATATATTTAGATAGTATATGAATTTGAAGAAGAATAAAACAAAAAAGGCGAAAAAGGTGGCGAGTTTCACAGAAAGATTAAATCATTATATTTGTCAGAACAACACTGCCTATACCGATGAACCACACGACAAACCCGCAATAATCAATGAAATAATACATTTGTATAAAAAATATACTGACGAGGTTTTAGGAGAAAAAGACGACCAATATTTGAACTGGATAAACAATGACCTGTTAAATTTAGTGGGATTCAAGATAGATTTAATGCAGCGAAAAAACAAGGAAGGACTGAATTTGTGGAATGAGTTGGACGAAAAAATGACGAGTGATGGAAAGCCAACTCTTGAAAAAGTGCAATTCGTATTGGATGAAATGCCGCTACATTTATTATTTTCTTTTTTAGGATATGCTCACTATAAAAATGTCAGCAACAAGAGAGAACCGTTGAAGATAAAAAGGGGATTTTTCAATTGGTGAGGTGGCGATGTAAGTAAACATTCTAAACATCATAAAATAACTGGATAATTTCAATTGTTTTCTCCGATCTATGTTGACACCAATATTGAATATTTTCTCTCAAGACATTCAACCGCTGAGTCCATTCTTTTTGTTTCGTCTTTTTCACACAACATATTCCAAGTGAATTTAACCCAAAACAAGAAGTAATATGCTGTTCTTTCTCATAATAATCATCTGGATTAAACCGAATAAACACAATCGGTCGATGACCGACATCTTGTGACAATAACATCATTCTTTTATTTTCACAAGAACAATCGCCATAAGTTTCTCCAGTGTGTTGATTTTCATCTATTTCAATAATAAGTATTTGATAACCGAAATCCATGAATAAATCAGGGCGACGCCGAGAACAACCGTCCTGTATTTGTTTGTCATTTGTCCACGGATATTGAGGGAATTCTCGCAAAACAAATTCAACCACACTTCTCTCTTTTGTCTTGTAATTTCTTACAACTGGTTTTTCTGGAAATAAATTAATATAACAATAGAAACAATAACCATCGTATTTAGTTTTAACTTTAGTATTACACCACTCTGATTTACATATTTTAGAAATAACATTTACCATTCCGTCCTTTTTATGATCAATACAATATAATCTTTGTTTTTGTCCTTCAAAATTAAAACTTGGAAGTTTTGTACAATTTTCAAAGTCGCATTTATCATGTATAACATCAATCATATCCTTTAATTTATGCGAGACACAATATAACGCATTTTTTTCTCCATCATAATTGTAATTCGGTTGTTTTTTGCAACCGTCAAAATCACAAGACCTATTTACAATGTTCGTCATGCCTTCTTGTTTATGCGATGTACACCACAATCTTTGTTTTTCTCCTTCAAAATTAAATGATGGTTGAATATTACAACCTTCAAACATACAACATTTACTTTCAACATTGATCATTTCATCCTCTTTATGTTTAAAACAAAATATTCCTCTTTTATTTCCTTTAATATTAAAACTTGAACGTATGTTGCAACCTTCAAACATACAATGATTATCCTTAACATTGGTCATTCCATCTTGTTTATGCTGAAAACAAAATATTCCTGTTTTATTTCCTTTAATATTAAATGATGAATGAATGTTACAACCTTCAAAATGACATCGTTTGCTTTGAACATTGTTCATTCCATCTTTTTTATTCTCAAGATTAAATATCCTTTTTTTAGTTCCTTTAATATTAAATGATGGTTGAGTTTTACAATTTTCAACCCTACAATAGTTACTTTCAACATTGATCATTCCATCTTCTTTATGTTGAAAACAAAATATTCCTTTTTTAGTTCCTTTAATATTAAATGATGGTTGAGTTTTACAACCTTCAAAACGACATAGTAGAGTAAAAATGTTAATCATTCCATCTTCTTTATGTGACTCACACCACAATCCTGTTTTAGTTCCTTCAAAATTAAACACCGACACTTTATTACAATCTTCAAAGCCACAACGTTTACTTTCAACATTTATCATTCCGGTTTCTTTATGTTTGCTACAATACATAGGTTTTTTAAATTCTTTAAAATTAAAATTTGCTCTTGTGTTGCATTCTAGATTGTTGCATAATTTACTAGATTTAGATTTTTCCATTTCTTTATAATTGTTATAACTAGGCAGAATTTCAAATCAATTTTTATAATATTAATAAAAAATTAATATTATATTTGCATCCAGTGAGGGTTGAACTCACGCTAGAATAAACTAACCCGTGCTTAAAACGGGTCCCTTAGACCACTCGGGCATGGATGCGTGAATGCTCATGCTCAGACTTGAACTGAGGTCACGGACTTATAAGGACCGCATTCTAACCAACTAAAATACACGAGCATTTGACCGTTTCCGATAATTAAATACGAATAGTTGTCTTTAAGTATTTTAAAAACGAAAGAAAAAAGAAAAGAATATT